TTCCGAAACCAGTGGTTTGATTACAGAACTAAAACTGGTAGTATATTTAAAATCTTTCATAATTTAGGTATTAGATACATAGTAAGCCACAGAAACGTCGGCATGGCTTGGGGTAAAGCTCGCACATCTAATTGGAGAACTTAAGTTTAAAGTTGACTCAGGTGGAAGTTCCAAAACACCCAAGTTAGCATCATCAGCAAAGGTGAGTGTTTTTGCAGCAGAATTTCCATTCGTTACAGCAGTAACATAAATATTGATAGGCTGAAGAGTAGCATCTCCTGAAATTTTTGCAGTTCCATTGTTAGCTATATAACTTGAAAATTGTTGAGACATTTTTATTCCTTTTTATTTTTCGTTAATTTTTTTCCACAACTCAGAGTACTCACTCGCAATGCGTTTATGTTTTAACACAGGCAACGCAACATGATCCTCTAAATCTTTAGCTTTGGTTTTGTCTTTGGCTTTTTTAAGTTGATCTGGAGTTGGCGCACCTTTTTCACCTTTTTTTCTCATTTTTTCTCCAGAACCTCTTTTGATTCTTTCGCGCTTTTCATGGATATTTTTCCACAAACTCGCGTAACCTGCCTTGGATTGTCTTTTCAAAATAGCCTTTTGCAAAGCTGGAGGAAGTTTCTTTTGCTTTTCTGTTAAACCTTTTTGATCTTTACTTTCTTTGTTATCTTCTTCGTCTTTATCTTTTTTATCGTCTTCCTTTTCTTCTTCGGGCTTTTTGCCTTTTTTCTTTAGAATTGCTTTTTGAAGAGCGGGTGGAAGCTTCTTTTGTTTATCTGTTAAAGCAGCATCTGAATTGGACTCGGAATCATCAGTTTCCTTACAGTCACAGTCTGGGTTATTATCGCAGCAACCACAGCCTTGGTTTTGACACCCGCAATCAGCTTCTGTGATTTCTTCTACATTTTTTAACTGAGGATAAATTTTAAGTAGCTCGTCTTGGTTTGCAAAAGTTTCACCATCCCAGTCTGCGGAACCTTTGGTGATGTCTGACACGCTTTTGGCAGACCACATTTTACAACTCCAATAACGAGCTTTTGTTTTCGGACCCGGATTATCGCAGTTGTGACGGGCGCGAAAGTTTTTTCTTCTGTTTGGGTCATCCCTTTTGATTTCCATGTTGGGATCACCAAAGTTTACTTTTACGACATTACCTTTTTCGTTTTTGACGTAAACAGAAAACTTTTTAGGACCATTCGAGGTTCTAAAAGGTTTATTAAGAGTTTTATTCTCTTTCGCCTTTATGATTTCAGGCGTTATGTCAAATTCCATTGTGTGTCTCATTTTATTCCCATTCAAATCCAAGTGGTTGATAATCATCAAGATAAAGTTCATTTACATCTTGAAAATCGTAATCTAATTTATAAAGATCAACGTCAATAGCGGCTTGCGCGAAATCTTCTTCAGAAGGAATCATATCGTCAGTAAGATCAAAAATGTTAGAGTTGCTTGTTTCTAGCTCTTGATCTTCAAACTTGAGATCATCGAATCTAATTGAAGCTACATCTTGATCAGCCTTACGATAAGAGTCTTTTACTTTACCACCACGTTTCATTTTTAGAAACATATTTACACGAGCCATAGCCCAACCACCACGGCTCATTCCGGGGCGATGACTTTGCGAAAAAGCACCAGCCCCACGACGATAAACCTTCTTTAATTGAGAAAGTGTGACCTTTTTGGTGGGATGCTTTTTGTTGTGTTCTTTTACTTTGTTCTTCAGGGCGTCAACGACTTTTGCAGAAAAAGTTATTGCAGAGCCACTTTTACCCGCACTTCCGGGTTTATTTTTGGATGACCCCTTTTTTCGCTCCGAGGGCTTTGCGGGTGTTTGAGCACCAGATTTACGTCCGGGGCGTTTAGCACCAGAAACTTCTATATCTTCAAAGCCAAAGTTGTCATCCATTTAAAAAAAGCCTTTTTCAGTAGTAAATACACCAAAAAATATGTATTTGGGAATTATTTTATCATTTGTAAAAAAGACCTCATCAATACGTATTGATACACGTTCAAGGCGACACTCGTAGCCAGCGCAACGCCAAAGAAACACATTATCCACATGTCTACGTTGCTGTGGCCAGAAGCTTTACTTTTTAGGTTTTCCTTTTGTTTTCTTTTTTTTATTATTTCCTCGGATTTTTCACACATATCACAATCATATGTTTCAGTTATCCAAGTTCCATTCTTATATTCTTTCAACCTTGTTTTTTTCATTTTTACGTCTCGCTCCTACTTTTACCTGTTTTTAATTTGTTTAATTCTTGAACCAAGCCGCTGATTATTGACCGAGCCTCTTCGATTGCTCGTTGCTGAGACTCAATAACCGAACGCATTGATCTTGATTCTAATTCGTGTTCAAAAGTTTTTTCTTTTAATTCACCATCTTTGGAGATTAAAATTACTTCAACATCATTTTTCATGTTGTTTATTTCAACCTTATGATTGTAATTATGATAGAGAAAAAACGGCATGTAAATGCTTGTCGAGACTACAAATCCTATAAAGAAATAGCCTTGAAATATTTTTTTACACCACTGTTTTAACTTATTTATATAAGCCTTCATACAAGTAATTACACTATATATTAATTAAATTAATAAAAAAAGAGGAGAGTCATTGAGACTCTCCCCTCTGAGCAGGACGACCATATCGCTATGGCCTATGGAATAATTTTTTATTCTGTGGGTAAACCACCAGCATACCAGCCTTCTGGCAGCTTGACTTTGTTCTTCGACAAAACCCATTCACCGTCTTTGAGAACGTAAACTTTGCCTTCGACGTTGGGGCCAATTCTTACAAGTGCTTCTTGTGTGTCCACAAAAACAACTCTTGTTGAGCCGCAGCCAGTCAAAAAGACAAAGCTAATCAGTAGTGTCAGAATTTTGTTCATTCTTAGATTGGTTTTCTTGTTCTTCGATTCTAGCTCGCCATCTATCCTTCAGAGATTTGGGTATAGTATCACTATCACTAGCTTTAGTGTCTTCTCTGATTAGGTCTTTGAGCCAATCCAAAAGGGCCTTGATTAAAGCGACCCAAGTCATGGATTAAGCCTTTTTAGCGAGACCTCTAGAAACAGTGTAGCCAAGAGCACTCAGGGCAGATGCCACAAATCCAAATACTTGGTTTGCAGTTCCAGCACCTTCAGGGTTTAGTACACCAGCACCCCATAGCAGGGAACCAACCGCACAAATAGCGGAAAGCCAAAATTCTGTAGTTTTATAACCGGGTTTGATTTCGTTTTTCTTTGCAGTAGCCATAATAGGTATTGTATATTAGAGTATTATAGAGGGTCTGTCAAATATTTTATTCAGATTCTTCTTCTGTATTTTCTTTTTTATTTAATTCAGCGAGCACAATTTGAGCGGCTTCTTCAAGAGTTTGATGTTCTTGGTAGCTTAGTTTGAGTTGACGAGCCGCGTTTACGAGTAGGTTAAAAGCGTCATCGAGTGACATTTTTTTCTCTTCTTCCATTTGTTATTATATCAGGTCGCTATTGAAAAATCAAGTTTTAATTAAGTAGTTTATTACGATGGATGGTTGAATGTTGTTGTGTGCCTCTCCGCCCCCAGTTTTGTTAGTGTTGCCTCTGAAAATCCGGGTGTACTCATCAATATTGCCCCCCCTCAAATCATCGCCGACACTGCCGCCTCCTTGGATATCTGTTGTAATAGTCATACTGTGGCGGTGTGACGGCATTTCGTTTACTGTTAGTGTGTGAGTTTGACTTCCAAAGGTGTCGCCAATGTTTTCAAGATCACTTGGGGTTCTTAGTGCTACGCTTCCTCCTTGGCCCATGATCACGCGACCTTGTAAATCTGGCAAATTAAAAGTTGTGGAGCCATCTCCTGCCCCATAAATAGTTCCAATTATGGCAAACAAATCAGAATAAGTGCTACGGCTAACAGCTGCACCATCACATTCAAGCCAGCCGCTTGGAGCAGTTCCTCCACCAAACGGCAAAATAAAGCCACTGCTCACACTGAAGCCAGAAGACCCGACATCAACCGTGCCTGTAACTTTTAGGTTTCCGTTAACGTGAAGGGTCTCGGTGGGACTTGTTTCTCCAATGCCCACGTTGCCATTTTCTAGGATGGACATTTTTACACTATTGTTCGTGGCTATTCTCAAATGCTCATTTGCGTCTGCTTGAAAATAAACTTTAGTGCTACCCGCATTTAAAAAAGATAAAGTAGCTGATCCAGATGTGCTTTTGTTTATGGAAATGGTTTCGCTACTTGTACCATCGCCCACTACCAAATGGGCAACTGGGGTTGTTGTTCCAATTCCAACGTTGCCAGCAGTCGAAATGAACATTCTATTGGTGCTGTTCGTTTGAAAAAACAAATTATTGTTTTGAGAGCCGATAAAACATGCATCACTACCCGAATTGTTAAACATTATTTTCGCAGTCGTGCTAGTAGACTTAAACTGAGCCACTGTTCCAGTACCCCCGCTATTTACATGAAGTTGGTAGGCTGGATCGGTTTCTCCGATTCCCACTTTACCGTCGTCATCAAAAGCGACTTTGGTTGCATCACTTGAATTACGAAACTGTAAACCCATCGTGTCATTTGCTCGAATTTGATAAATCTGCTGGCTGTCGGTCCAGAATTGAAGGTTTGGAATTATAGAACCAGCTGTTCCATCTGCATCTACAATACGTATGGCACAATCATGATCACTTGTATCTGAATTTCCTCTAACGTGAAGTCTTGTAGATACAGAGGAGCCTGTTCCAAGGCCGAAGTGGCCGGTAGTAAGAAGCCTCATTTTTTCATCATTATTGGCTAGAAAAAGCAAAGAATGATTGCTTTGTGTTCCTATTTTACCCGTAGTACTATTTGCCTGAACAAGAATGGAAGCTGCACTCGCCTTTTCAAGCACAAAATCTGCATTGCCTGTTCCCGGCTTAACATGAAGAATGTACGCTGGCGAAGTTGTCCCCACGCCAAGGAACCCCGCCACGTTTACTCCATAGTTAAATTCTGCTGGATTTAAATCTCTTAATCTTACGTCTGCCATTTTTAAATTCCTTTTTAATTAATATCTTGGATAAAGGCTATTATCTTTGTCATCTTGAATGAGTCCTGCTCCTGCTACTGTTCCGGTTCTGAGAAACACTGTCTCATCAGCACCTATTCCGCCCATATCTGTTGTTGATACGCCAGAATAAACAAATCTATCTTTGATTTGTATTACACGCCCACTAACAAAAAAACCTTTATCTCTTGTAATTTCTCCAAAATTGTCATCCAAACTAAAGTCAGAAGAAAATGATAAAGAAGCTGTTTTGTTGCTTCCGATACTAGAATCATACTGTACAGAATCTAATCTTAGGCCAGAAAGCTGATAATTCATGCCCAAGACGCTTCCTGTCATAAAGTCAACATTTATGTTGTATTCCCCATTATAAACAAGCTCTTCCATCAAGCTGCCCTTCGCATCGCCTGATACAAGAATATCGAATCCAGCCGTTATTCCAACTGGAGTAGTAACTGGCCTATCCCAAGGAAGTTTGTGACCCATGTATTGAACGTTTTCACGAGTCAAATCTAAATCTATATTACAACTTTGAACTGTTCCGTGAGCAAAATCAATTCTGATTTCTTCAATAGTGATGTCTTTTAAATAAATTGCATCACTAGTTTTCATTGTGACGGTTGTTCCGCCACCAATGTGTCGAGCATAAAAATTAAGATCAGTGCTAGTTGCAACAAACTCGTCTGCAAAATCAAACCAAGCGTTTAGTGTATCGTATGATCTTATTTCACTGCTTGTTCCATTGAACAAATAAACTCCACCCAAAACAGAACTTGAAGCATCAGGTTTGACATAAGCTTTTCCACGGACCCTGTATCTTTTACCAATTGTAAAAACATTTAATCTAAAAGCATGATGAGTGCCCTCCGAACCATCACCGGCCCCCCTTAATGCTTCTGTTACGCCATCTATTGTCGATGCAGGAGTTAAAGAAACCATCCTGATACTACTCCATCCGTCTACAGAACTACTCCAATCAGATTGATAACTGAAAGGTTTTGTTCTGCTCAAAGAAAGCTTGATCTGTCCGGGCATGAAAACAGTTTCAGGGTAATCAAAAGTTTTCTCGTTGTTTATAAAATTTTTGGGAACAGCTACGCTCACCCCACTAAAACCTGTAACTGCGTTTTCGGTGTTTATATACGGAATCCCAAAACCAGTATCTACACCTTTTGTAAAAAATACATTATCAGCAACAGCACCGACATCAACAGTTGGAATCTCACCGACACCCATATTTACAGAGTAGCTATTGATATAAGAGTTAATAAAAATCAAAAAATCATAAGAAGCAGAATTCGGGTCTCTGACACCCGTTACAGGAATAAAGGGATGCCCAACTGGAGCCGCTGGGTACTCAGCTTGATCTTGGGTGCGGATTGACTCAGCGTTTTTGTCATTATCAATAGCTAAATAAATATTTTTTCTGTCAGTTTCCTTTGTCATCAAGCCACTTATAAAAGAGGTTGGACGAGTTGCTATTTGATTTTGGGTTGAAAACCCCATTCGCTGTTCGTTATTGATTCCGTCAGCGTAATAACTAAAATTTAAATTAACCGAAGGCGGTCCAGAAACATAAGATGCGCGGTTTGTAATTGAACCAACAGAATTTATATTTTCTTTTGGAAGGTCTATGCTGTAATTAAAACTTTGAACTTTGTTTATTCTTTGAAGAACTTCAAATTTTTGACCATCATTTGCGCCATTTGTTTTTTGGCCGGTGTACCCTGTTATGGAGAATTTGTTTTGTGCGACATTCGATGACCCACCCCCAGCACCCACCTCATTATATCGAGGCATTTTTGAGGGGGCTCCGAAGAATAAATCTTGAACTCCGTATGTTATTACATTCTTAGCCATCGTTAGTTTCCTCTTCGCTCTTACTCGCAAAAAGGATACTGGCCAAGTAGTAATCTATCTGATGACGACAAGCTATGTCTCTAATTTCTGAAACTCTGTCTTCATTTTTGTCCACAGGTTTCTTAACATACTCGTCCACTACCTTCTTCCAATCAGATGGATTTTCGTTTGAAATAATTACTTCTACAATTCCTTGAGCCACTTCCTTTTGTCTTTTATTAAGACGTTTTAAACTATGAAACTTTCTCAAGCCAGCTTCAACTTTCTTGGTCAAGCCGTTTGCGTGGATCATGTTGTCCGTGATTTTAGAGATGCTATAATAATCCGCATTGCTTTGTTCACCCTGACCAATGGGGCTAACATTTTTTGTTTCTTGGGGTGTGCCTGTTCCAGCAGGACGACCAGTGGGTGCTGCCCCATCCCCCTTACCACCGATGACTGGTTGATAAAGGCCCTCGTCTTTGAGGCTGAGAAGTTTTCTCTGAGATTCTATAGACTCTTCATTGTCTGGAAGCTTGTCGGTTTCGAGAGCATCAATTCCTTCTTCTGGAGTTAAGATTCCAAGCTCCATAAGTCTAGAGTAGACTCTAGATTTAGTTGGGTCACTGCCAAGACTAAATTCATTAAAGTAAGGAAGCGGGTAATTTTTAAAACCAATTACTTTAGAAATTCTTTTTATTTCAGGAATTAAAAACTCATTTAAAAATGCTTCACGAGCTTGAGTAAGTCTCGCTAAAAATACTTCCGTTTTGATCGCTTGATTAGCAAATTTTTCATCGCCAACCAAAATATTTTGTAAACCAATTTGTATATCTCTATCAACGATCTCATACTTTTCGGGACCAAGTAAATTCCCAATGTTAGGAATCACAAATTTAGCATCGGTTGTATAGTCAGCAATTAACACTCTTCCAACAGATTCATTTTGGAATAGCTCTTGCATAGCTGCAAGATTCTTTTGGTTAACGCCACCCTTTTCAGGCTCTGTTCCCATAGTCACCAAGAGAATGGCTTGCTGCATTGTTCTGGCAACAGCCATGTCCATTTTTTTCATCTCAGCTTTCCAGTTTATATCTTCAAGAACTGGATAGCCCATTGGCACTGAGAATGGCTCGTAATCTTGCTTTTTATAGAAAACGGCGTTTATGTGCTCTGAGTCCAAAGGCATAAGAACTGTGTTGCCTTTTGAATCACGAATTAATTTTCTGGTTTGTTCAGGGAGATTATTTAAAATCTCTTGATCTTCTTCAGTTCTTGGCTCTCTGAGTCTGGCAAGCTCGTAATCGCTTAAGACCTTGTAGTAAACACCAGTTGCAAAATTTAATCCACCCTGTATCTGAATGTCAGCGGGATTTAAAACAGAGTATTGAACTGGCAATGTAATTTCACCCAAACCAGCAGACCCAAAAGTTTGAGTCATTTTCTTAATGTCTTCTCTGGAAACCTTGCCATCGAAACGATAAATAAACACATTTCCAGAGCGATAGTATTCTCTGAAAAATTTGTCCATAAAACTTTTTAAACTATTCTTTTCAAATAAAGCGTCAAAGAAATCTCTGGACTTTTTACTTCCGCCCCTAAGAAAAATGCCAGACGAAGAAAACTCCGTCATCATGTCAATGGTGTTTCGGAATATGGCAAAATTATAATAAGCCTTTTGACAAAGAGTTACAGTGTCACGAACGTTGAGGTTAGATTTATTCTGGACACCGTAAGTATATTTAAACGGAACAACCCCATCAGAAATGTTTTTAAATCTATCTGTTCTGTGAATGTCAGCAGCCTTGTTCCGACGTGTTGATGTCGAGGCCACTGCTTCAAAAGCAGTAAGCGGGGTTGCGCTACTAGCAACAGATTGCTCTAAATCATCAATTCCAGCTTTCTTAGCGGACGCTTTGGAAGCCGTCTTTGGGGTGCTTTTTGCTGTTTTAGCTGTTTTAGGCTTTTTTTGCATTTTTTATACTGAAAATTACACTTTTTAAAGCATCATGGGAGTAAAAGTCTCGTCAACCTCTACATCTTCTGCAGATATCATATCATAATAGCATTTCATGGCCCAAGTTCCAATCATAAGTGTGGTATAATTATCTCGCCTAGCTCGATTAACAGATGTGTTTCTTTTTAAATGCTGTGGCAAATCAAATGTTTGGGTTCCTTTGGCTGTACTCTTAACTTCAATCAAAGAGCATTGCTTCTTTGTTTGATAGACTAAATTGTCTTGCTCCTCGATTAAATCCAAGATAGTTTCTCCAGTATTAAATTTAAGATTAATACTTTGATTAGTCATTCTATTAAAGGCTTCATTATTGGCAGTCGCCTTGGAAGCGAACCAAATTCTCTTGTGATCTATGCAAGCCTGTAAATACTCATTAGACTTTCTTAACCAGTTCGATGTAAAGATTTGTTTGTAGCAGATTTTACCGTCTTGTTTATTATATAAGTTTTTAATCTTTTTAATTTCTTTCTGGTAGTCTGCTCCTTCAGCGTCACTGTTAAAATCAAAGAAACTTAGATTCTTCGTGAACAACTCAGACTCATTGCAACTATCTATGAATTGAAAACCAGCATTATCAATGCATATCATTTCAAAGTCGAAAGCATTACATAAATAATTAAAATACTGTATATGATCTTTTAAGTCTCCACCAGCCACCGCATAGCTGTGAACCAGAGTTCCAGTTTTCATTTCTTCATCTAGCTCTATAACGGACATTGCAAAATAGTCAGAGCTTGGGCTATTAGAAAAACTGGGGTCAATCGCGCAGATGTATTTTGATTCAGAATCACCCTTAACCCTAGTTGTCGGTAAATCCCCATCTGGAATGGTGCACTCATGCATTTTCTTTGCACTAAAATAAGAATCACTTCCGTCCGTGAATTGAGCACAATACTCACGTTGGAAAGACGCACTAGAAGTTCCTCCGTTTTTAGCTTCTTCAATTACTGTTGTGTCAATCATCTCTGCGGGAAGGGCTTCATAGCCAAGCTGAGAAACAAAGTATGATGAATCTTTTTCTTCTTTGCTGTAAATGTGCTGGACCCACTCTTTATAAGTTTTATAGAGATTTTCAAATGTATAGCTTGCAGAAGACAGGGCAATCATTTTAGAATTGTTCTCAAAAACCATTCTATCTTCTTCTTTCATAACACCCTCTTTTATCAGCTTGTCTTCAACCTCTCTAATCTCTAAACGCTCTTTCATGTTTTGGGGAGCCACCAAAAAAGGCATGAGAACAGTGTTAATGATATCTTCTGGCAAGAGAAGATACTCATCAAGAACCAAGACGTTTGCGCGGAAACCACGAATCTTTTCACCGTTAAGTGGGATAGCTGTTATTGAGCCTCCATTTATTTGCCACTCGAATTGATCGTTCCTTTTCGCTTTTGCACCAAAAGCCTGAGCCAAAAGCTCTGCTCCCTTAGACTCTACTATCTTTTCTAGGTTATTAAATATAAAGCGAGCAGTACGAAAGGTGGGACCAGCTATAAGAATCTTAGTGCCGGGTTCAAATATACATTGAAGAAAGCAAAACACAGAAGCAATAAAGGTTTTGCCACAGCCACGGCCCCAAACACACATAGAAAAGTTTCTGTTAAGCATTCCTTTTAGAGTTATCTCTTGAAAGGGCGCGAGCTTGATTCCAGCAATCAAGTCAACTGTCAAGCCTAAGTTAGCTCTTAGAAATTTAGCAAGACTTATCTTAGCTTGCTTGTTCTCAAGCGTTCCCTTGAGGCTAAGAAGTTGCTCGTTGATTGACTCAGGTTTTTTATTTTCTTTCGCGTACCACATTACAAAATCTTGTTGTCATAGCAATACTGTAAATCAATTATATTATGTTTTGCTTGACCTAAAAATATTTTTTCTATAATTCTTGAAGCATCGCCCCTAGTGTTCACAAACAAAAATTGTATGTGAGGATAAGCCTGAATTAAATACCTAACGTTGTGAAAAATGTATTCTGGTGTTGCTTTGATCTTTCTAGACACTTGCGGCAAGTGATTAAAAGATCGGCACTTATTTAAATTCTCTTCAACCAAAACAATCAAACTTGCTTCAGCCTCGCCAGCCCTTTCTATTTCATTAACAAACCTCTTGAATCCTCCGCTTAGAGTTCCAACAAAATCACTAACCGACTTTCTTTCTATGTAACAATTTTGCGAATAGCCCGGATGACTAAAAGCATAATCTCCAAATTTTAAATTTTTAATTTCAGTTTTAACATTAAACTTGAGGGGCTTTTGTTCTCTTGTGTCTACGTATATCTTGAATCTATCTTTGATTGCATCGGCATTTAATTCAAAGTCATATTCAGATGTCTGCTTTTGGTATTTACTAATTAAACCAACCTCTTCACAAACATCATAGTAACTGTCAAACAGGGCGTCGTAAACCTGAATAGCTGGCATCATAAGAGTACGAAGCTCAACTTGTGTAGGAGCAAATATTAAATTCTTTTTTTCTTTTCGTGTTACAAGTAGATTTTTACAATACTCTTGTGCTACTTCTTTTTCTTGGTCTTTAAGCCATAGTCTTAAATTGGTTCGCGAGTTAAAATCATTTTCAAAGTAATAATCTTTGCTTTTGAATTTTATAATTTTACCATCGTGCTTGTCGTGTCGTGGATAATAGGTTTGGTAATACTCTGCCATTCTCATCTTATGCGCTTTAAGATGAGCGTGTAGTTGTCTTTCAGTATCAAAACTTTTATCGCAAACTTTGCACTGGTGCTTCTTCATATTCGTAGTTAAAGCGTTTGATGTCATCTTTATACAACCTTTCTATAATACTTATACTTTCGTCATCATAAAAACTCGAATAGTGAGGTCGCTTGTTTAATTTTTTAGCTTCTAATAATTTAATTTTTTTCTTGCCTATCTTATCGCAAATACTGTCAAAGTCTTCTTGTAGATTTTCAAATCTACCAATAAAGTCTAAACTAACTCTTCCCCTTGAGTTTTTTAACCATTCAGTCTGAGAGGCGACCCACCTTCCCTCATGATAATTTTCTTCTGAAAGATTATCTTTTTTGCTGATATTTACATTTTTTGATGTTTCTATTTTTTTGAGAAAAGTTTTAAAGTCTTTTTTTAGGGGCAGGTACCAACTTTCGTTTACGCTTGGGTGGCCACCAAAATTAACTCCTTTTGGTGGTATACCCACCATACCGTCGAACTTGGGCATTCCGTCATACCAGAATTTTTGCCTGTTTATCCAAAGATGCCAAGAGACCATTCTGTCCCAAGGGTTTCTAACAAAACTAAAAGTG